CCACGCCTTCTGAAAAATCCACGGGCCATCATCCTCACCCTCAGGATAGAGCGTTGCCACATGCTCAAGAGCGCGTTCCCTATCATCAACCCTAAGCAGAGCTAAGTCCCTCTTCTTATCATAAGCTACAATGGTTGCTCGGCGACCTGTAGTTCCTATACTCTTACTGTAATTATTGTACTCAAAGATTTCAATCTTGACTGGGCGGCGAGTTTCTTTCTCCACCTTCACCTTATTCTTTGAATCCCATTCTTCTGTAACCGCTATCGCACCTCTAACCACATGCCAGTTAGTAAGAACTAAAGAAGCAAACTCATCCTGATACCTTTCAGAAAAAATTACGGTGCCTGAACCACTGCCACCACCGACAGCCACCAACACAGTTGGATAGAGCATCTCTAAATGTTGTTTAACTGGGGGGTCTTTGTAACCCGCTGCATAGGCTGTGCCAGACAGCAACAGTATTACAGATAAAGCAGCTAGTAACTTACGCATCTTCTTCTCCTAAATTATTCACAAAGTCTTTCCCACACCTCGTTATGTACAAGAATATCCCGTGCTGTAGCTTCAGTCAGAACATCCTCATCACCAACAAGTATAGGTCTGGTCCACGCGCAATCATCCCCGCTTCCAATTATTCCGCAACTTGCTAAGAACAGTCCCGACACTAAGACGCTTGATAGACTGAGATACTTCATTGCTTTCCTTCACATTCTTTAAGGATAACTCCAGTTGTTTCTTTTGAGCACCCCTCTTTCCAGCACCATAGGCAAACAGGAGCGGCGCTAACTTAGCAACCACCCCGAAAATTTTAACTACAATACTTAAGATACCCATAATTATTTAGGCTCTGCAACTTCAACTGCAGCCTTGGCTACCTTCTTCTCGCCTGTGTCTTTGGCTTTGCCGAAAGTAAGAGAAGCCCACTCTACCATCTTATAGATTCTCCCCAACCAAGAGCCTGGAGCAGGTGTTTTAGTGCCGCCAACAACTGTTGCAGCGGCTGCGATAACGGCTAAGACACCACCAAGAATCTGGTCACGGGCATCCCAAATTTGAGTCCACCATGATACGGACTCAACTGCTGTAGTAACTGGATCAGACATTATTTATCTCCTTCATCAGTAATAATTTGATATTTTACACGCTCAAGGGCCATACAGCAATCGGCTGGATCAATTTGTCCTGCTGCTGTGACCATAGAGTTACCCTGCTCATCAAAAGCAAATAGTATATAGCCTTTAGTTTTTTGGTCTTTGATGTGCTTGGTAATTTCTGTTAAGCCCCTCAACTTAAAATCATTGATCTCCTCTATAGAATCTTTTTTAGCTTGTGTGGCAACTTTAGTTATTGATATGATGTCAGCCATTTCTACTCTCTTTGCAAGTTTCTAAAAAGCTAAAGAAATTTTCGGGCTGCTCCCTCTGAGCCTGCATATTTTCCCACAACGCTGGGACCATACCCTCACCGAAAACATTTAATTTGATATCTATATCATCTCGCCCAACAAGTCTCTCAAAATCTTGCGCCTGAGCCAACAACTCTCCTGTAGTCCAAAACTTTCTGCCACCTATACCTACTTCAATATACTTAGGCTTGTCTGTCTCCTGGTCCATCACTTTTTTAGCCTCATCACTGGGCTCCTCAACACAAGAATCGAAACCATACAGGTCAAAACTCCTGTATCCTAGGGTATGGCCCAAGCCTATTGCCCTCATGGCCGCACAAGTTCCCCCAGTTACCAACATCTTATTCTGCAATTCTGGCAACTTGCTACTGGCCTGAGAAAATGCATTCCAGCCTACAACAGTATCACCCCTATCTAAAAGAAATTGGGTCACCTCAGGGTTAGTCATCGAGGCTACAAAAAATACAGTGTCTGACTTAGTTTTAAATAGTGTGCGTCTTACGACTCCATGTGTGCTCGTACCATCCAAAGATCGTGGATCAAGTATAATGCATCCCCAAGGGTCTATGCCAGCGTCCAGCAACATGGGATAAGAATGTTTCACACACATAATTTGAGCACCAGCTATCTGCTCCTTTCGAATAGCAGTAAAATTATTTTTAATGCTGGGTCCGCCCGATACCACAACCAATTTCTTCTCATGAAACTCAAATTTTTGAGAAATATAATTGGGTATAAGCTTTACATTATCCTTAATATTATCGTAAAGAAATTCTTTTTCCACGCAATCCACAGGATTGACAATGATAGGTACCGCTGTCCTATCAATATTGGGTGGGTCCGCTCCCTCCTCGATAAACACAGCAAGCGAAATTTTACCGCCCACATTCACAGGGTCAGGAGAATTAATGAGAAACTTTCTTCCTTGGTATGCGTCATAAACCTTGTTGGTACCCTGCCACTTATCAGGCGGTATTTGCCCTGCCTCATCCTTAACAAAGTAATCATCCATCACCACTACCTTGGACCCCACAACCTTCTCAAAGTCGTTGGCTGCCGTATCCACAGAATGCCCACCATCAAGATAAGCAAAGTCTACCTTGTGATGCTTCATCCGCTCCCTGGTGTCACCCTTGTGCAAAGAGTAATCAAACCTTGGGTGCAACTCCTTAAGGCGATCAAGCTTCTTGGCAACCTTATCCATAGCAGTATTAGGCTTGGCATTAAATTCGAGCTGATCAAGTTCCTTGTTACCATCCTCGAAAAGATCATAACCTACATAGCGTATATCCCCTGGCGAAGCCTGCAGAGCCGCAAGACAAAGCTGCACAGCCCTGTCACCATTCCATGTGCCTGTCTCAAGAATTGTTTTAGGCTTATAGAAACCAACCATCTCAACCAAATGATTATATCTTACTGGCGCGTGTGTCTGCCCCTTGTCTGGCCCCTTAAAATGGTGCAAGTATTCTGCCAAAGGACTACTATTGAAAGCCTGCAAGTCTTCACAGTTGGGTGTCAAATCATGAGTATTAAGACCATGTACCCTGTGCATCCTGAGTAGACGCTCAAAGGCAAAGCCGTCATGCCACTCCCTGTACCCAAACAGTTCGCCTGAAAGATACAAGCCCCTAAAGTCCTCCAATAAAACGTGGGCAGGAATGTTATCCATATTAAAAGCAAGGAAGCTAGACTCACAATAATCTATGGCTTTGCGACCCAAGTAAACTACGTCTGCCTTAGGTTCCTGCCAACTCTTAATCTCCCTGAGAGGAAGCTTCTTCTTGGTTACTGTGTCGGCATCCAACCACATAAGCCATTGTTGTTTAGACTTATTGGTCCTGAGTTCCTCTGCCATCTCGGTCAAGGCAAACACCTTATGACAAAACTTAATGGCATCAAGCCTATAATTGTAAGGTGAGCCACCATTCTTATCTTTAAATCTCTCTTTAAATTCAAGCATCTCTGGGTGGTTAAGTTTTCTGTAAGAGATGTTACTGCCTGAAGGAGCGTCCTTGGGGATATCACCATCATGATAAAACGCATACAACTTCACGCTCTTAGGCCATAGTTTTTGGAAGCTTTCCATAAACCTTTTTGCATAAGTGTCCCACGACTTGGCGTGAAAGCTGGTAACTAAAATCATTTACTATTCTCCATGTGTTCTAATTCACTCTTCCAAAGATGTCCGTACTCACAACCCTCATGCTGGGGAAACCAAGGACCACCCTCTGTATAATGTATTGCTTTAGGAACCTCGTCAGTCCCTGATATCCAGTTCCATCCCTGGGGAACCTCTCCAATCTGCTGATCAGACAACCATTGAAATTGATGTAACCAAGCGCCATCCCTAGAATTAACTTGCTCCACTGTAGGAAAATGCTTATCAGTATTCCACAGACAAAGACTAGACCACAGCTTTTTATCATAGCTTGATTGCTGCATCCCATCCATCTTTACATCATTAGCTATATGATACTGAAACTTTCTGCACATCACAGAGTAGTTATCATCAATAAGCTTAAACAAGTTAGCGACATCCTCTGTAAAAAGAAAATCGCAATCAACAAACAAAGCCCACTGATATCCCTTTTCTTTGGCCAGATGAGGCGTCAAAAAACGAGTGTGTGAAAATGCAGAAGAGAAAGGTCTACCATCTATGCAATCAACAGTCTGCCCTGAACCAGCAGTCAACCAAGGCCGCCAGAAAATTCCACGGTCCCTAAGTTCCTTATGTTTAAGGGGGTATATCTCTATGGGAAGAGTGCTTCGTCTATAGATGGAATGGCGGCACACTTGGTAAGCTATGTCCTCCCTAGAATCATAGCCCACACAAACCAATAACTTCTTCACCCGTTGCTCCTAAAGAATTACTTAAATAAATTTACAATACCTATGTATTCCCTAGGTGTCAACTAATTATTTATGCTTAAGGTTTTAATAAATCCAATAAAACTAGCTGATCTCTTAGCTCTCGCCTGTTAATTTTGCTGGCTCTTTTCAAAAGCATTTGACCAGGATTCAGATTGCCAAGAAGCCTATTACTTATAAGTTGAGAAGTTATAGGGGGCCAACCTTTTTGGGCAGCCTTTCTATTCCAAGTACGCAACTCATCCCTGAACTCAGCCATATATTCTTCTTTCTCCTGCTCATCATAAGTATCCAATGCTTTGCGTTGCAGCCGAGTCATACGCTTCAGCACAATATTTCTTCTTCTTTGACCCACAGTTCTCAACATCCTAGAGTACGCTTGCTTATCTCTTTCCAAAGCTCTGTTAGCAGGATTAAATCCCAGGAAAGTAATAAAGAAATCTGTAGGCAAAATGTCTTGGGGAGCTATAAGGGTGGTGCCTGAACGTGTGGTGTAACCTTCCTCAAAAGCATTATTAACAACTATTACATCTCTGACAAAACCTAAAGGTATTAACCCCTTAGCAATCTTACCTATGTTGCCTTCGTCTATGCCATCACCCACATCATTCCAGGCAGTTTCAACCACACCTCCCAAGGGTCCGAAAAGAAAACCTATATCACCCCTGAATATGCCTGAATCAACCATAGTACCTACGCCAACACGATTCTTAGCTTCTATTCCCAGGTACTCAAATATGCTACCACCAACTAACACATTAGTTAAAGACTTTCCCAATATAGGGTAGAAGAAAATTCTTGCTTCGCGTTCCAAGTCTGTATCGCTAATGGAACCAATGAACCGCCGTAAATTTTCCATGAAAGGTATGCCAAACATGCCAGCCATACCCACCATAGCAACCAACATTAAGCCTAGCATTCTGGCACCTATAGCTCTTTCCCCTGGTGTAGCCATACGCCTAATATTTTTAACCATCATCTCCAGATACTGGAAAGGGAAGGACATAAACTGTGTGACAATTGGCCCCAGTGCTCCACCTGCATAGAAGAGTTGCGGTCTATTAAATTTGCCCATCATAAATTGGGTTTCAGCTACAGCTATATGAGCAGCATTAGCCCAGCCTTCTGGGTCATCAGTCAAATTCATACTGCCCACATGGGAATCTCGAAAGTGACTCCCATTTCTTATCTTATCCATTCTGTTTAGAACTGTCTGGTTTTCCTTGGCGATACGATACATGGCCAAGGCAGTGGTAGCTCTATTCAAAAATTCTGTTGAACCAAACATCCAAGAAGAAAGGTCAGCAACATTATCTAAACCTTTTAAACCTAAGCCAACCTTAGTTCCATCCCTAACTAGAGATTGGTATTTAACTTTATCTGTAAGGTCTTCAAGGTTTACAGGACTCAAGATACCACGGCCAAATAAGACACGCAGCATCTGCCACTCATCTGCATCCAAGTAAGAGGGCGCATCACCTTCTAACTCCATACTGTAGGCTGTCTGAAGTTTTCCCCACCCGCCTTTAACAGACAGTCTCATAGCATCTTTAAAAGCTTTACCCATGATGGCAGTATTTTTTGCTACGGCATAGGGGCTATCAAGAAGAAACTTATCTGGATTCACTGAATAGAGGAAAGGCAACAGAGCTTGTGGCAACTGCATCAAATTTAGAGTAGCACTAGAAACTCTACCGCCAAGGGCTGTGTGGAATACTATGTTTCTTATTACAGCCCCTTGAGTTTTAGGATTGTTTACAAAGTCTAAATACTTTTTAGTGTACCTGTGTGTTCTTCCAATAGCAGCAGCCCGAACAGGTTGTTTGTCACGGATAGCCTGCTCCTGCAACTTTAACATCCCATCATGTTCTTTATCTATCATAGGCTTGTAAATAACTTTAGCTAACTGGTATGTCATCGTATGTAGATTACTGTTGGTAGCCGCATTCACATAGCCGTCAAGTTCAGGTCTCCAATGTCCAGATATATTTTGTGCCTGTCTAACATCTCCAACACCTGATAGTTTTTCACCTTCAGTCTGACTTTTTATTAAGGCTATAACCTTATCAATTTTTGAGTTGTCTGATTCTGGATGACTTAATTCAGCTAACAAAGCTTCAATCAAAGACATACCTGAAATCACAGTAAAGCTTTCACCAGAACTAGTAGCCTTATCAATTAAGGCTGAAACACTAAACTCTTGATCTTCTACATTATGCTGTGGAAATTGTTCCTTCAGTTCTGCTTTTCTTTTAGCGATCATCTTATCGAAAGCTTTGCGAGACTCAAACCTCTTGATATCATATACCTCAAAGTGCTGAACAGTCTTAGGTTCACCATCCTTTAGGGTCTTCACTACTATTGAGCGGTCTCCTTGACGAACTCTTGGAACCCAATACGGTTTAGAATTAAGGTCTTCAATATATTCAAGAGCTTTCTTAGCCAAATCTCTTTCCAAGATAAGTTCTGGTGTACCCTCAGGAACCACAGGCTGGCCTTCTTTAGTTTCCTCCTGGTAACTCTCAGCTACTGTAGCCGTTAAATACCTAATACGATTTTGTAAATCCTCGATGGTAGCGTCTTTAGGCATATTAGCAAGCTTATACATAATAGCCTGTATCAATAAATTTTTCTGGTATTCAGCCCCTTGGTAATAAGATGTAAAAGCCTGTGCAGGAGATATACCATTCTTATCTATCTGCCCACTTAAGGTGTATTGCTTTCGAATTATATCACCCGAATCCAAAGCTTGAGATAACTTTACCTCAACACCATTTATGCCCTCAGGATACATGACCTTAAGTTTTTGTTCTATGTCCTGGCCCATGACTTCATCTAGGGTAGGCATAGTAAAAGTCATGCTGCCATCTTCATTCGTCGTTACTTCTGGAATCCAGTTATTCCTGGTAGTTAAAAAATCCATAAGAGTTACAAATTGATCTGTCTCTTTTTGCGTGGCCTTAGTGGACAGAGCATAACCCCTTAAAGCCTCTAACCCTTCCATAAGTAGAGTGTCTTGGTATTCCCGCATCTCTTCCATAATTTTATATATGGGCCTGAAAAGGAAATTCTTGGCAGCATAAAAATTAGGATGATTAAAAGCTTCTTGGAAATAAGCCCACGCCTGAGCGACAGGAGTTAAAAGACCTCTATCCTTGGCGGCAGGAATACTCTTATCAACTTCAGCCTGTTTTTCCTCATAATTATTTATGGAATCATCAAGCACCTTCTCTGCCATCAAGTCAAATTTTTCTGATTGTGGCCCCAAGGGATAAGGGTTATGCCCACGATCAACCAGCTCTCCAGCATTAAAAGAAATAAACATATCCTGTGGCGAAGGGAAATGTTTCTTCCATCCTCTACCGCGCACATAATTTGCAAGCTGATTCAAAAATGTTTTAAGTCGTCCCAGTAGGGTGTTGTTATTGGGGCCAATATTAACAACCTTTTCACCAGTTAAAAATTTAGCTGCCACCTTAGCTAAAGCTTCCCACTCTTGCATGTCCTCAGAATATTGAGAAACATCTATGCCGTTGGCGTTAGCAATATCTACCCAATCATAGCCCGAAAGTACTGCCAATTCCTCTTCGGTATAAAGTAAACGGGCAGCTATGTGAAAAGCTTCTTCACCTGCAGTTTCCTTGGAGTACTCTCTATCAAGGGCAAGCACAATAATTTTGTCTATAGGATTAGCGTACCCTTGCACCTCAATGTTGGAAGGCAGATTTTTAAATGCTTTAACAGTTTCGGTCATACGCTTAACCCGCTCAAAGGCTACAGCAATATTTGGACCTACACGTTCTTGTATCCACTTAATTAATTCGCGCTGGTTTTCAGGTGGTAAGGTACCCTTAGTATTGTCAAGAGTATTTTCTCTCTCGATATCATTAGCTATCTCACTAGCTTGCGTTACCTGAAGATTAGGATCAAAGGTTGGTCCGCGCTCATATTTATTTTTTGTGGCCCTGATTTTATATTTTGCGTATTGGACAACTGCGGCCTCTCCATCTTGCCCACGCTCTTCCGCCTCATTGTACACACGCTCATATACCTGTTGGGGCAACACCTGTTCAGCTACGAGAATATCTATCTGTTCTTCGTCTAACTCCATAGCATCAATCAAAGCTTGTACGTCATCTTCTTCGTTTATTTGCAGGGCATCCTCAAAACCCTCTTCAACCTCTAAGTCAACAAAACTCTCTTCCCGCTCTAAGTCAACAGGTACATCCTGCTCTTTAGTTGGTGCTGCCACAGGTTTGGCTTCAGGTTTTTTCTTAGTCTTTTTCGTGGACCGCGCCAGCAATCTTTTCGAGGCCTCTTTCGCATCCAATACTTTTGTGGTTGCATTCTGCTTACCATTCTCAACCACAGCGGTAGCGCGGTCAGACCCCATTATTTTTTCGGCACCCTTTATTTGTCTAGTAAGAATATCTACTGCCTTTCGGCGCGCAGCACTCATTCTCTTTCGGGGTTTGCCTGCCTTTGTAGTCTGTAGACTAGTAAGGATAGTATTAAGAAATTGTCTTTGAACCTTCACTTTTGCGGCTGCTGGGGTATTCTCATCAATCAGCGTCATACCTTCAGCTATCTGAGTAGATATCGCTAACTCCAAATTTTCTCCAGCATTTTTGCGTTTATCTAGGTCAACACGGTGGATTATTTGGTCAACACGATATTCAATCGTTTGAAGATTCACCCTCAGGTCAAGCGTTTTTTCATCCCACCTATCTGTGACTTGACCCTGGGGGGCCTCGTCTTGGTCCCTCTCTCTTCTTTTAAGAGTTGCTTGCTGTAGAATTTCTGTTTTCACCGAGTCGTCATTGTCTGGGTACTTCCTTTGAGCGTTAAGACGAATCTCCTTATATTCTTTATTAGTTAAAATTTTCCTTGCTTCTGACAGCGTACTTACTTCGTCGCTTGGGGTCCAAAGGCGTCTGCCAAATCCATCTAGCGGGAGGTTTTCAAGATCAGTTCTGTTGAAAGGTGCTGCAGTATCTGTACCCTCGAATGCAGCAACAGCGGCAGCGCCTTTAGGTGTTACCGCCTCTGTTGTCTCTTCTGTTTCTGTCTCAGGTTCTTCCTGTGCCTGAGCTGGGGCAGCTACCTTGCTGGCGGCGGCGGCGTCTTGTCGAA